GCCGGGCCTGGTGATGGATCTGTACATCTACCGCCGCGGCTATGACGACCAGCAGCACGGCATCCGCCGCAAAAAGGAAAAACCTTTGAACTTGTAAGGAGGCCCGCCCATGGCGACCCGAGAGATCAAGACCCGCTTCAAGCTGGAAGGCGAGCAGGAATTCAAGCGCGCCATGAGCGACGCGGCCAACGCCACCAAGGTGCTGGACAGCGAGATGAAGCTGGCCAAGGCCCAGTTTGAGCAGACCGGCGACGCCGAAGCCTACGCCGCCGAGCAGGCCCGCATCCTCAAGGAAAAGATCGAGGAGCAGAAGGGCGCCGTGGCCGCCGCCCAGGCCGCCATGAACAGCCTGGCCGCCAACGGCGTGAGCAAGAACGACAAGACCTACCAGATGTGGGCCACCAGGCTGAACAACGCCAAGACCACCCTGACCGACCTGGAAACCCAGCTGGGCAAGACGGAGACCGGCTTCGAGGATGTGAACGAGGCCGCCGACAGCACCGACAGCAAGCTGGACGACATCGACCGCGAGCTGCGCTTCCAGAACACCCTCAAGATCCTGGAGAACGTGCGCGACCGGTTCAACGGCATCGTGCGCGGCGCCGCCCGGGCGGGCAAGGCCATATGGGATATGGAGAGCGACGCCGGCAAGTGGGCGGACGACCTGGCCACTTCCGCCAGCCAGGCGGGCATGGACGTGGAGACCTACCAGGCCTGGCAGTACGCCAGCCGGTTCATCGACACCAGCGTGGGCGACATCAGCAAGTCCATCCGCAAGATGGAGGCCGACCTGGCGAGCGGCTCCGACGACGTGCTCAAAACCTTCAACCAGCTCAGCGTGGCCACCCGCAACCAGGACGGCACCGTGCGCAGCGCCACAGACGTTTTCTGGGACACCGTGGACGCCCTGGGCCGGGTGGAGGACGCCACCCAGCGCGGCATCTACGCCCAGACCCTGCTGGGCAGCCATTACAACGCGCTGAACCCGCTCATCGAGGCGGGCAGCCAGGCCTACAAGGACATGGCCGACGAGGGCATGCGCGTGGCCGTGGTGGACGAGGAGCAGGTCAAAAAACTGGGCGAGCTGAACGACGCCCAGGAAAAGATGGACACCGTGCTCACCAAGGCCAAGGAGACCCTGCTGGGCGAGATCGCCCCGGCTTTTACCACCGTCACGGAGGGCATCACCGCCGCCGCCGAAGCCTTCAACGAATTCCTGTCCAGCGAAGAGGGCCGGGCCGCCATGGCGGGGCTGAACGAGGCCCTCAAGGGCGTGATCGACAGCTTCCTGGGCGAGGACAACGGCAAGGGCACCTTTGAATCCATCGTCAGCGCCGCCACCGGCGCGGTAAACGCCTTCACCGGCGCGCTGTCCTGGATCAAGGACAACAGCGAGGTGGTCAGGGCAGGGCTGATCGGCATCGGCGCCGTGTGGGCCGGACTGAACGTGGCCCCGCCGGTGCTGGAAGCCCTGCACCTGATCCAGAAGATTGACTGGAGCAAGCTGGGCGGAAACACCGCCGGATCCGCGGCATCGGCCGCTGCGGGCACCGCGGCCTCCGGCGGCGCACGGGACGCCCTGCGAAGCGGCGCGACCGCAGTGGGCGGCGCTGCCTTGCATGCTGCGTCCAAGGCGGAATCCCTGGCCCTGGCTGCCATGGCCGCCGAGGTGGCTGTCAAGGCAGTGCAGGAAGTCAAAGATCAAGGCACGCTTTTTGGCCTGGGGCAGCGGGATCTGGACGGCGCCATTGACATCGGAGGCATCAAGATCGGCGGATCCATGGAGGGCACCACGTCCCTGTGGGACGCCCTCAAAACCACGTTTGGATCTTCTGACACACCGTCCGTTCCCAAGGACGCCATGGGCGTGCCCCTGGCCGAGCTGGAAGCGGCCAGAGAGCAGTTTGGACAATTTGCCCAGGAGGCCCAGGAGAAGGGCCAGGAGGCCGCCGACAATTTCACCGCCGGCATCACGGAAAAGGCCCCGGAGGCCGCCCAGGCCGCGGACGACATGGGCCAGCAGGTCAACACCACCGTGGAGGAGGAGATGTCCTTCATGGAGGTATTCGGCAATAACGCCGCGGAGGGCTTTGCCCAGGGCATCTACGACCGCATCCCCTCCGCCGTGGCGGCGGCCCAGGAGATGGCCGACCAGGTGCAGAGCGCCCTCAGCTCCGTGCTGGACATCCACAGCCCCAGCCGGGTGCTGATGCGCATGGGCCAGTTTACGGCCCAGGGCTTCGCGGAGGGCATTGATACCGGCATGGCCCGGGTGGAGGCCGCCGCCGCCCGCATGGGCCGGGCCGCCATGGCCGAGCCCACCTACCGCAGCGGCGGCAGCTGGGGCGCGGATCCCGCAGCCGCGCAGGGCAGCCGGCAGGAAGGCGGCAGCGGCGGTGTGAACGCCACCATCGTGATGGATAAGACCGTGGTGGGCCAGCTGGTGGCCCCGATCGTCAATGACGTGATCGGCGCCAGCGTGGCTTCTTCGAGACGATATTAAGGAGGGATTGCCTTTGTCCCGTTTTCTTTCCGCCTGGGTCAACGGCGTGGCCCTGACCTCCGCGGTGCCCCGGGCCATCATCCGGGACATCCACTTTGACGCCGCGGAAAGCGACCTGAGCACCGGCGACCGTCCGGGCCAGTACGGCCAGACCGTGCTGGGCCTGCACCGCAAAAGCCTGCATGTGGGCGTGGAGTTTGTGATCCGCGAGCTGTTTGACCTGGCTGCCCGCAGCGCCGCCCAGGAGGCGGCCGCCGCCTGGGCGCAGGACGGCCGGCTGCAGGTGAGCAACAAGCCGGGCCGCTACCTGCAGATGCGCTGCACCGGCGCGCCCTCCCTGCTGGCCGCCCGGGATTACACAGCCGTGCTGCGGGCGGATTTCACGGCCTTCGCCGTGCCCTACTGGCAGGATCTGGATACCGTGTCCCTGAGCCTGACCGGCACCGGCGGCAACGGCACCCTGCGCCCGCTGGGCACCTATGGCCCCCAGCGCCTGGCCGTCACCGTGACGCCCTCCGGCGGCACGCTGACCGCCCTGACGCTGACCGCCGGCAGCACCAGCATGAGCTTTTCCGGCCTCAGCGTGGCGGCGGGCACGCCGCTGATCCTGCGCTATGACGAGGAGGACCGGCTTACCATCACCGCCGGCGGCGCGGGCCAGCTGAGCCACCGCAGCGGCAGCGACGATCTGCTGGTCACGCCCCAGCAGGCCAACGCCCTGGCCTTTACGGCCAACACCGGCTGCACGGTCAAATTTGAGGCAAGGGGGCTGTACAAATGATCGCAGTACCGCTGCCCCGCCTGCTGGACGCCAGCCTGCAGGAGGTGGGCCGCCTGCATCCCCTGGCGGCGTCCCTCAGCCTGGTGACGCCCGGCACCAGCGAGGCCACGCTGACCCTGGACGCCCGGGATCCCAGGCCCGCTATGCATCAATGGGTGGAGCTTTTCACCCAGCACGGCAGCGCGGGCATGTACCGCGTCACCGGCATCAGCAATACCTACACCGGCGAATGCCAGATCACCCTGCGCCACGGCATTGACACACTGAGCGACAGCGTGTACATGGCCCAGGCCGACGAGACCAGCATGACCGTAAGCCAGCTGCTGACGGGCATCCTGAGCTACCAGACCGCCCGGGTGGCGGGCCATGCGCCCTGGCAGCTGGGCACGGTGGAAGACGCCACCACCATCAAGCGGGCCTTCAACTACGACAACCTGGCGGAGCTGCTGAACGGCGTCGCCGAGGAAAAGCAGAACTATTATTTCACCTATGATTTCAGCACCACGCCCTGGACGCTGAACTTTGTGCAGAAGCCCGCGGCGGTGGCCAGCGAATTCCGCCTGACCCGCAACATCGAAAGCCTGGCCGTGAGCCTGGACGACAGCGAGCTGTGCACGCAGCTGCTGCTGTCCGTCAACGTGATGACCACCACCACGCCCACCACGCCGGACGATCCCACCGCCGTGTGGCCCACCGTCACCGCCAACGACAGCGTGGTGCGCACCTATGATAACGCCGCCGCGCAGGCGGAGTGGGGCATCGTGCAAAAGACAGCCAGCATCGATACCCAGGACGATATCGAGGGCCAGGGCTTCCCGGACGCGGACGCCTGGGCCGCCCGGTTCATGGCCGATCACAGCCAGCCCACCCTGCAGATCCAGATCGGCGGCGAGGATCTCCGCGAGATCACCGGCGACAGCTACGACGAGCACCGGCTGGCCTACCTGTGCCGGGTGGCCCTGCCGGATCACGACGCTGCCTTTGACGAGCGCGTGGTGGCCATCGGCTACCCGGACATCTACGGCGCGCCCACCCGGGTCACGGTGAGCCTGGCCAACCGGCTGCCCAAGTTTTCAAACAGCATCGCCCAGGCCCAGCAGGCCGCCGCCAAGGCCGACAGCACCGCCAAGACCGCCAAGCGCAGCGCCGGCGGCGGGGGCGGCGGCACGGCCAAGGAGCTGGAAAGCTGGGCCATGATCGTCAAAAAGACGAAGGAAGCCGATGATGCCACCGGCATCACCGAGATGTACGAGACCGGCATCGTGCTGGATCCCGTGAGCGGGGTCAGGCTGTACAGCGTCAAGCAGGGCTTTGTGAGCCAGCACGGCGAAATCCAGGTGGCCAGCGACAAGGTCGCCATGGTGGTGGAGGGCACCACGCCCGGAAGCTACAGCATAAAGGCCGCGTCCATCGTGGCCAGCATCAACGGCAGCGGCAGCCAGGTGGCGATCAGCGCCGACAAGATCCTGCTATCCGGCAGCACATACCTGAACGGCTGGGCCAGCGGCGTGGACGCGTATTTTTCCGGCACGGCCACGGCGACCATGTTCCAGGCGTACAGCCTGTATGCTTTTTCCGGGCTTTATCTTGGCACAGGCGGCACGTTCAGCTTCCGCGGGACATCCGTTGGATGGGTGAGCATCACGGACAAGGACGGCAACGCGCATCTTGCGCTGGGTTCCTACTAACAAGGAGGGCACAATGAATCAGATAAAACTGGCCGACGGCAGAACCTATATCGTGCTTTTTTGCGGCGGAGACGGCGGAATACTGGTGATCACCATGGAGGGCGAGATGCCCATCCTGGAGGCCGCGCAGGCGTTCTCTGACGGCGAGGCCCTGGCTGCTGTTGAATACTACGAAAAAGAAAAGCTGACCGCCGCCTATACCGGATATTCGCAGCTTTTCGGCGTCATGAACGAGCGCTTCACACACAGGACGCAGATTTACCTGCGCCGGGAGGGATGAGCATGAACGTAATAGAATCGCTGGAAAAGTGCATCGTCATCCTGGGCGGCGTGCGGCCCAGGGTGGATCAGCCGGAGATCTTCAGCGCGGCAAAGGCCGTAATCAATGAGATCGCCGCCGTGCACGACGAACTGGCAAAAAACGGATACACACCCGCGAAGGAGGATAAAAACGATGGCACAGTTTGAAACCTGGCTCACGGCTGACCTGCAAAAAATGATCAAGCCCGTGCCCTTGTGGGGGACGGTATTTTCGCAGGACAACCAGGCCAACCTGATCGGTGTGCGCGTGTATGACGGCGGTGAAGCC